CCATTAGCGATATTTTACATCAATAAATATAACCTTTGGTAATTAAATGTCAAATCTAACTACAAAACTCATTGCCAATTTATCATTATTTTTTATCGGTTTGGAAAGTTTTCCTATGACTAAACATTCACCAGCGTCATTATATAGACCTATTGTGGTAATGTAAGGCATGAATGCACTATGTGTAACAAAGTTTTCATAGTGTTGTGTGCCAGGATAACTTCGTTTGAATGAACCACTGGATTCAGGACCTCCACTTGGATTATCACCAAAGACACCGAATACCTTTTCAGGTATTCTTAAAGTCGGCTCAAAGTCACCGATGATAGTGCTACCACTTCTTTCAAATGTGGCACTTGTATTTTTAGTTTGATTGTGTTGACCTGCAGGTGAAACCACTAAGGCTTCATATTGATACAATGTTCGTGTTGCTCGATATTCAAGTCTAAAACCATCTGTACCTTGACCA